AACTGGGCTGCAACGTGGCAGTGATCGCAGGCATGAAGGAGGCGCGAGCCTGGATCTGGGAGGTGATCGGCTGATGAAGTACACCCCCCACGACTACCAAACAAGGGCCACGGACTTCATCCTGGAGCACCCGAAGGCCGGGATGCTGCTGGAGATGGGCCTGGGCAAGACGGTAATCACTCTGACGGCCATCGACATCCTGATCAATGAGCTTTTCGATGTGGACCGCATCCTGGTCATCGCGCCGAAGCGCGTGGCCGAGGACACCTGGACCCGAGAGCACGCCAAGTGGGACCACCTCCGCCACCTCCGCGTCAGCAAGGTGCTGGGATCCCCAGATCAGCGGCGCCGGGCGCTGGCCGTGGATGCTGACATCTACGTCATCGGCCGCGACAACGTGGTCTGGCTGGTGGAGCACTACCTGAAGCTGAAGCAGGGCTGGCCCTTCGACATGGTCGTGATCGACGAGCTCTCCGGCTTCAAAAACCCCCAGGCCAAGCGCTTCCGGGCACTCCGGAAGGCCATGCCGAAGGTCAAGAGAGTCGTCGGTCTGACTGGCACCCCTTCGGCCAACGGTCTGATGGATCTATGGGCTGAGATGTACCTGCTGGACCGTGGCGAGCGCCTGGGCCCGACGCTGGGAGCCTACCGCGAGAAATACTTCAGACCCGGAGCCCGGAACGGCTTCGTCGTCTTTAAGTGGGAGCCCCTGGCCGGCGCCAGGGAAAAGATCGAGGCAGCCATCAGCGACATCTGCATCAGCATGAGCGCCGAGGACTATCTGAAGCTACCGAAGCGGATCGACAACGTGATCCCGGTCAAGCTGACCGCCTCGGAGATGCAGCAGTACAAGACCATGGAGGCCGAGCAGCTGCTTCACATCGACGACGAGGACGTGGTGGCCCTGAACGCGGCCGCCGTGATGACCAAACTCCTCCAGATCGCCAACGGCAGCGTCTACAGTGCCGAGGGCAACGTCGTCCGGCTGCACCGGGCGAAGCTGGAGGCTCTGCTGGAGATCATCGACACCACCGACAGTCCTGTCCTGGTATTTTACAGCTACAAGCACGACCTGGCAGCCATCAAGGAGGCGATCCCCGAAGCCCGGACGCTGGACGGCCCGGAGGACATCGCCGACTGGAACGCCGGCAAGGTCCAGGTGCTCCTGGCGCACCCAGCCAGCGTGGGCTATGGCCTCAACCTCCAGGACGGCGGCCATGTGATCGTCTGGTACGGTCTGACCTGGAGCCTGGAGCTCTACCAGCAGGCCAACGCCCGCCTCTATCGGCAGGGCCAGGAGAAGCCGGTCATCATCCACCACCTGATCGCAGAGGGCACGGCCGACGAGCAGGTCATGAGAGCCCTCCAGGACAAGGACACCAGCCAGGCCGCCCTCCTGGCAGCACTCAAAGAAAGGAGAATGCAATGAGCGACCCAAGAAGAAACGAGGAAGGCTATCTCGATCTGACAGCCTACCACGGAACCAAAAGCATCATACAAGAAGAAAATGAGGCCGAGCGCAAGAACAAGGACCTGATCCACACCTTCCGCCTGCTGGCCGACATGGCCGGCTTTGAAATAGTCGGCCGCATCACGATAAAACACAAAAAGACAGGGAGGGTTTTCAGATGATCGGATATTTAAGCGGCCCCATTACGGGCCACAAGAACTACCGCCAGCAGTTCGCCAGAGCTGCCGGCACTCTGAAGGAGATGGGCTACGCCGTCATCAACCCCGCCGAGCTGGGAGCGGCTCTCCCTCTCGACCAGATGAGCTACGAGGACATTATGAAGATCGACATGGAGCTCCTGGCCACTGCCGACTACCTGGTGCAGCTTCCAGGCTGGGAGGACTCGAAGGGAGCCAACCGCGAGCTGGGCTTCGCCCTGGGCACCGACAAGATCATCGTCAGCCTGGAGCAGCTTCTCACGAAGGAGGTGACGCCGTCATGACTTTAGACGAGACCTATGACTTCCTGATGCAGATCCGCCGCAAGGGGATCATCATCAGGCGGAAAGAGACCCAGCGGGACGAGCTGAGGGCCTGCCTGCTGCCTGGCGCCATCCGCTATGACCGCGACAGGGTCCAGAGCACTCCGACCGATAAGATGGCCGACGTCATCGCCAGAGTGGACGAGCTGGACCGAGAGATCGAGCAGCTCCGGCGTGAGAAGGCCACCCTGGTCATCGAGATCAGCGACGCCATCGAGAAGCTGGAGGACGACAACGAGAAGACCGTGCTGACCGAGTTCTACATAGCACGGGCACCGATGACCGAGGTGGCTGACGCCATCAACTACAGCGTCCGCAGGGCGTATCATTTCAGGAAGATGGGCGTCACCCATCTGGGGGAGGTTTTAGGATGATACGACTCCTGCATGGCGACTGTCTGGCAATGCTGAAAGAGGTGGAGCCTGGCAGCGTGGACCTGATCCTCTGCGATCCTCCCTACTCCTCCGGTGGAACTCATGCCGGCGACCGCAAGGCCAGCACGACGGCCAAGTACACCGACAACGACTTCAACGGGGCCGCCAGGCTCCCGGCCTTCTCCGGCGATAACATGGACCAGCGGAGCTTCACGGCCTTTATGCGATGGGTGTGCAGCGAGCTGAGGCAAAAGACCAGGGAGGGGGGGATCCTGGAAATGTTCGTGGACTGGAGAAACCTCCCCGCGATGACGGACGCCGTGCAGATGGCCGGCTGGGTGTGGAGGGGCGTCGTCGTATGGGACAAGGGCATCAGCAGAAACCAGCCTGGACGCTTCCGGAACGACTGCGAGTTCGTGGTCTGGTGCTCCAACGGCGACCTGCCTATTGACTGGAAGGCTGCCAAAGGCACCAAGGCCATGCCGGGCGTCTACCACGTCCCCATAGTGGCACCGAAGCAGCGCTTCCATCAGACTGAGAAGCCCGTGGAGCTGCTGGAGAGTCTTCTGGCCATTTGTCCCCCGGGAGGCACTGTCCTGGACGCCTTCATGGGATCCGGCAGCACCGGCGTGGCAGCCGTTAAAACCGGCCGGAGCTTCATCGGGATGGAACTGTCCGACCAATACTTCGACACGGCCACCAAGCGCATCCAGGAGGCCGAGGACGAGCTGCTGAACGACTTTTAGAAAGTCGGCGAACATTGCAAACCAGAATGTGTTATACTGGTAGAGTGGAATTGTGAGAGCAGGCAGTGGCCTGCTCTCTTTCTATACAAAACACCGAATAAGGAGGCGGCGAGGTCATGCCCAAGGCAAGGAACTCGAAGGTAGACGAGGCCCTTGCACTCTACCAGCAGGGCCTCAAACTAATCGAAATTGCACGGAAGCTGGACATCCCGGAGGGAACTGTTCGACGATGGAAGTGCACATATAAATGGGATAGCGAGCGCTCGCAACCTGAAAAACCGAACGCTCGCAAACGAGGCGGCCAGCCCGGCAACAGAAACAGGGCCGCACCAAAGGGCAACAAGAGGGCCGAGAAGTTCGGCTTCTACTCCAAGTATTTACCGGAGGAGACGCTGGAGATCTTCGGAGAGATCCAGGACGCCGATCCGCTGGATCTGCTCTGGGACCAGATCCGCTTCTCCTACACGGCCATCCTCCGGGCCCAGAAGATCGCCTACGTCAAGGACGCCGAAGACAAGACCATCGAGAAGATCGAGGACCGCAGCGGCGCCGAGTCCTGGGGCGAGAAGTGGGAAGTGCAGCAGGCCTGGGATAAGCAGGCTAACTTTATGAAGGCCCAGGCCCGGGCGATGGACACGCTCCGGAGCCTGATCAAGCAGTACGACGAGATGCTGCACAATGACTGGGAAGCAGCCACCGAGGAACAGAAGGCCCGCGTGCAGCTGCTGAAGGCGAAGCTGAACGACGGCTCCGATGACGCTGGGAAGGTGGTGATCATCAATGACACGCACGACCCGCATCAGTGACCTGATCATCCCGAAGTTCTGGCCAGTCTTCAACGATAAGGAACACACCCACAAGATCCTGACCTCCGGCCGAGCGGGCACCAAGTCCTCAGAGGCTGCCATCGAGGTCGTGTATAAGATCGTCAGCGAGGAGGACTGCTCTGCCGTGGTCATCCGCAAGCGGCACAACAAGCTCCGGAAGACGGTCTACAAGGAAATCAAGAGAGCCATCAAGCGCCTGGGGCTGCCGGAGAACCTGTTCAAGATCACGGTCAGCCCCATGGAAATCACATACAAGCCAAACGGCAACACCATCTACTTCACCGGATCGGACAGCATAGACGACACCAAGGGCATCATCGACGAGAGCAAGCCCATCAAGATCGTGCTGCTGGATGAGGTCAGCGAGTTCTTCACAGACGGCGAAGGCGAGGACGAGCTCCAGAACATCGAGGCGACCTTCATCAGAGGCAACGCCGAAGGCTTCCAGATGCTCTACCTCTACAACCCACCGAAGAACCCCAACGCCCCCGTGGTGGTCTGGTGCCGGAAGATGGAGAAGCGTCCGGACTGCATCCACGTCCATGTGGACTACCGGGACGTCCCTCCTGACTGGCTGGGCGCCAAGCTGATCGAGTCCGCTGAGATCCTCCGGGAGCTCGACGAGAGGCAGTGGCGTTGGCTCTGGCTGGGGCTCTCCATCGGCGTCGATGAACTGATCTATTATATGTTCGGCGATGCTTCCATCGCCCGACCGTCGCAGGATCGCTACCGGATCATCGGCGTCGGCGTGGACTATGGCCAGCAGAACGCCACCACCTACCAGGCGGCGGGGCTCAATGAGTCGCTGCACCGGCTGGAGGGCCTGGGCGAATATTATCACAGCGGCCGGGAGTCCGGCACGCAGAAAAGCCCGAGCGAATACGCCAAGGACTTCGTCAAGTTCCTGGACGAGCTGCATGAGACCTACTCATGCAGCTATTTTTATACCTTCATCGACCCCTCGGCCCGTGGTCTGATGGAGGAGATCAAGCGGGCCACCAGGGGCGTCGGCTATAACGTGCTGATCCGCGACGCCGAGAACGACGTGGCGCTGGGGATCTCCCGAGTGCAGAAGCTCCTGACCTTCAAGATGATGACCGTGTCGCCAGACCAGGAGAACGCCGTCCGGGAGTTCGGTCTCTATGAGTACGACAAGAAAAGCATCGAGAGGGGCCGCGAGGAGCCCGTGAAGCAGGACGACCATGGCATGGACGCCATCCGCTACCTGGTCATGGGAATGTGGTCGAAAATCAAGAACTACCTGCCCGTTAGGGATAAAGAGGAGGAGCCGGAAGGAGTCATACAATGAACATTTTCGAGTATTTCAAGAAGAAGGGCATCGACACCATCGACAGCTCCTTCTACAACAAGATCGCCATGTGGGACAGCTGGTACAGGGCGAACGTCAAGCGCTTCCACCAGTACCGCGTCTACCACGGCACCGGGCAGTATGAGCGCTGCCACCGCAAGAGCCTGGGCATGGCGAAGAAGATCTGCGAGGACATCAGCGACCTGCTGCTGAACGAGCGCGTCACCATCACCATCAAGGACGAGACCACGGCCAAGTTCGTCCGCAGCGTCCTCGATGCTGCGAACTTCACCGTGCAGGGCAACGAGTACCAGGAGCGCAAGGCTGCCTGCGGCACCGTGGCCTATGTCCCGTATCTGACCAACATGGAAGTGGCCGAAGACGGCAGCGTCCTGAGCGCTGACATCAAGCTGGACTATGTGGTGGCCAAGAACATCTACCCCACAGCCTGGGAGAACTCCAGGATCACCGAGGTCATCTTCGCATTTCCGAAGACCTACAAGCGCAAGAAGTACGTCCAGCTCCAGCACCATAAGCTGGAGCCCTGGAAGGACGAGGATGGCAACGATCTCGGCTATCAGTACGTCATCGAGAACAGCGTCGTGGAGTGCTCCTCCGGTGCTGGCCGAGATCTGACGCCCGCCGAGTGGAACGCGATCCCGCACTTCGAGGGCCTGGCTGCCAGAGTCGAGACCGGCTCCAACCAGCCCCAGTTCATCATCGACAAGCTGAACATCGCGAACAATGTGGACGAGGACGACACCAACCCGATGGGCGTGGCGCTTTTCGCCAACAGCATCGACGTCCTGGCCAAGATCGACCTGGAGTACGACAGCTACGCCAACGAGTTCACCCTCGGCCGCAAGCGCATCTTCGTGGCGCCTGAGATGCTGACCGACGCCAACGGCTCCCAGGTATTCGACCCCGACGACAGCGTCTTCTACACGCTGCCGGAGGACTACTTCAAGAACACCAAGGAAGCGCTGCATGAGGTCAACATGGAGCTGAGGACCGAGCAGCACGAGCAGGCCATCAACAACGACCTGAACCTGCTCTCCTTCAAGTGCGGCTTCGGCACCCAGTATTACCGCTTCGAGCGCGGCACGGTCGCGACGGCCACCCAGGTCATCAGCGAAAACTCCGATATGTACCGCACGATCCGCAAGCATGAGATCATCCTCCAGGACGTTCTCACCGATCTGATCCGCACGATCATCCGCCTGGGCAAAACTGCCAACGTGCCCGGCCTGGTGGAGAACACCGACATCGTGATCGACTTCGACGACTCCATCATCGAAGACAAGCAGACGGAAAGAGCCGAGGACCGCAAAGACGTCGCCATGGGCGCCATGGGCCTGCCGGAGTACCGCGCGAAGTGGTACGGCGAGACGGAGGAGGTCGCAGCCGGCAAGCTGCCTGACCAGTCCGCCGGCGTTCTGATGTAATGGATCAGAGCTACCACGACCTACTGGCCGCCGGCGTCGAGAAGCGCTTCCGGGACCTGGAGATGGCGATCATGGACGACATCATCCGCCGGATCCGGAAGGCCGGCACAATCACCGACTCGGCCGACTGGCAGATCCAGCGCCTCATCATCCTGGGCAACAGCACCCAGGACATCGAGGACCTGATCCGGAAGGCCGTGGACGGAAACGAGGAGGAAGTCCGCCGGCTCTACGCTGAGGTCATCGAGCGGGAATATACCCGCGACCGCAGCCTCTACGAGCAGATCGGCAAGGAGTTCATCCCCTACGAGCAAAACCCCGAGCTCCAGCAGCTGACCGACGCCCTGGTGCATCAGTCCAGTGAGGAGCTCTACAACATCACCAAGAGCACCGGCTTCATGCTGGACAACGGCCACGGCGGGAAAGTCTTCACGCCCCTGGTCGATGTCTACAACGGCTACCTGGACGACGCCATCACCGGCATGGCCAACGGCGCCTACGACTACAACACGCTGGTCCGCCGCATGGTCAGCCAGATGACAGCCTCCGGGCTCCGGACCGACCACGCCTTCAGCGATGGCGGCAGCGACTACGGCGTGGACTACGCCAGCGGCTGGCACAATCGCGTGGACGTGGCCGCCCGTCGTGCTCTGCTCACTGGCTTCGGCCAGCTCACCGGTCACGTCACGGATCTGAACGCCCAGCGGCTGGGGACCAACTACTTCGAGGTCACATGGCACGCCGGGGCTCGTCCGGATCACGCTGCATGGCAGGGCAAGGTCTACACCAAGGAGCAGCTGACGACCAAGTGCGGCCTGGGCACCGGTCCGGGCCTGCTGGGCTGGAACTGCCGCCACACCTACTACCCCTTCATCCCCGGAGTGAGCGAGCGGCTCTACACCGACGAGTGGCTGGAGGAGCAGAACGCCAGGGAGAACACTCCGCGCCGCTTCCGTGGCAAGGAGTACACCACCTACGAGGCCACCCAGAAGCAGAGGCAGATGGAGACGGCCATGAGGGCCCGGCGTGAGCAGGTGCAGCTCCTTCGTGCCGGAGGGGCTGACAAGGAAGACATCACCATCGCCCAGTGCAAGTACCAGGCCCAGCTGGAGCAGTACCGCAGCTTCTCGAAGGCAATGGGCCTGGAGGAGCAGACGGAGCGCATCTACACGGGACGCACCCCGGGCAGGATCTCACCGAGCCCGCAGGTCTACGCGCAGTGGCAAGCCGAGCAGGCAGCCAAAGCGGCCAACCGTGCGAAAGAACGCGCCGAGAAGCAGCGCAGAGCGGCCCAGGACGCCGCTCAGAAGGGAGCAAGCACATGATCCGGATAAACGTCAAGGACACCGGGATCACCGTCTCAGGGCACGCACAGCGGCTCCCTGGGGCGTCTCCCGGGCACAACATAATTTGCGCCGGCGTCTCGGCGCTGACCCTCACACTGATCGAGGGGCTGCGCGAGGTGGCGGGCATCGAGATCCAGGAGAGCGTCAGCCCGGGCAGCACTGTCATCAGCTGGTCGGATCTGAATGAGATCGGCCGGGCGCTGGTCCGCACTTATGTCCTGGGCCTGGAAGGCATCCGGGACAGCTATGGAGAAATAACGATAATTTGAGCGCCGCGAGGCGCTTTTATTATGAGCAGACGCCGGGCTCTGAGCCGGCGGGAATGTTCACGACACATTACAAAAACGGAGGAATGACCCAATGAAAAAGCATTTTAACCTTCAGCTCTTTGACAACGGCGGCGAGGGCGGCTCTGGCGGAGGCCAGGGTGGAAACGCTGGGAACGGCAACGGCAGCCAGGGAAATGCCGGGAATAATGGAGGCACCGGAGGCTACAGCTTCCAGCAGGCCGAGGAGATCGCCCAGGCTCGTGCAGAACGCGCCGAGAAGGCCGCTCTCAGCTCCTACTTCAAGCAGCAGGGCATGAGCGAGGAGGAAATCAACCAGGCGATCAAGGACTTCAAGGCCAACCGAGAGAAGCAGCGCCCCAATGTGGACGCCATCACGAAAGAGCGCGATGACGCGCTCGCAGAACTGGCCCAGATGAAGAACAGCCAGACCCTCGCCCAGAAGGGCGTCCGCGCCGAGGACACTGACTACGTCATGTTCAAGATCGCGGCCCTGATGAAAGAGGACAGCAAGCTCGACTTCGAGAAGGCCGCCACCAAGTTCCTGAAAGAAAACCCCCGCTTTACTACCAGCGGCAGCGGGTCCTACCGCGTGAAGACCGGCACGGAAAGTTCCGGGGCGGGCAGCTCTGGAAATCAGAACAGCAACGACTTCATCAACGCTGCCATCCGCAGAAAAGCGGGCCGCAACTAACAAAATTATGGAGGAATAACCACATGAAAAAGTATTTTAATCTTCAGCTTTTTGAGACCGACGCTCAGATCATTGACAGATCCGGCGCCGAGTCTCTGATCCCCGAGGACCGTGCTGCGGAAATCATCCAGGGCGCCATCGCTCAGTCCGCTGTCCTCACCATGGGCCGCCGTCTGGCCAATATGACCGCAGCCCAGACCCGTCTCCCTGTTCTGGACGCTCTGCCCATCGCCTACTTCGTGAACGGCGACACCGGTCAGAAGAAGACCACCAGACAGGCATGGGACAAGAAGACCATCGTCGCCGAGGAGATCGCGGTCATCGTGCCCATCCCCGAGGCCGTGCTGGACGACGCTGACTATGACATCTGGGGCGAGGTCCGTCCTCGTATCCAGGAGGCCTTCGGCCAGGTCATCGACGCCGCCATCCTGTTCGGCACTGACAAGCCTGCAACCTGGAGAGAAGGTCTGGTGCCTTCTGCTGTCGCCGCTGGCGCCACTAAGCAGATCACCGCTGACCTCTACGCCGATCTGCTCGGCGAAGGCGGCACCATCTCCAAGGTGGAGGAGTCTGGCTACTTTGTTTCCGGCCACGTCGCTGACATCGGTATGCGTGCCAAGCTCCGCGGTCTGAGGGACAACAGCCAGCGCCCTCTGTTCCTGAACTCCATGCAGCAGGCTGGCAACTATACCCTGGACGGCTCCGCCATCCAGTTCCCTCGCAATGGCGCCTTCGACAAGACCAAGGCCCACATGATCTCCGGCGACTTCTCTCAGCTGGTTTACAGCATCCGCCAGGACATCACCTTCAAGCTGTTCACCGAGGGCGTCGTGCAGAACACTGACGGCACCATCGCCTACAACCTGATGCAGAACGACATGGTGGCCCTTCGTGCTGTCATGCGTCTGGGCTGGGAGATCCCGAACCCTGTCAACGCCATGGTCAAGGAAAAGGCGAAGCGCTTCCCGTTTGCCGTGCTGACCCCTGCCGGCGCCTAAGTAAAGGAGGTGCAGCCTGATGTACGTCTCCTATGATTTTTACAAGAAGACCTTCGGGGGCACGATCCCCGAGGCTGACTTCTCCAAAGTCGAGGCCAAAGCGGAGGCGGTCATCGGCTACCTGACCTATATCAACGGGGACATCTTCGCCAAAGAGGACAACCGCGTGAAGCTCGCGGTCTGCGCTGCGGCGGAGGTCGTCCATTATCACAACAACCAGGCCAGCGCAAACGGCAACCAGGCTGCAGGTGTGAAAAGCGAGACCAACGATGGCTACTCCGTGACCTACATCACGGAGGGCCAGGATGGCCAAACCGCTGAGGAGCTGCTCCGCAAGAAGATCCTCGAAGCGGTCCGCGTCTACCTGCTGCCGACCGGATGGCTGAGCCGATCCCTGAAGGGAGGCTGCCGCCATGTATGTGCAGACTGCGATAACAGTCTTTAACAAACGCCTGGGCGCTGATCGGCGCGAGGTCTACTTCCCGACCTGCATCCACAGCGCGTCCTTCCTGGAGAACAAGAGCTCCGGCCACTCTACGGACGGAGCTCACTCCCAGAGCCTCGCCTACAAGCTGAGGATCCCGCTGGGAGCGAAGATCCAGGACGGCCGGAGCTACGTCCCGGCGGATAAGTTCCGCCAGCTGGACGAGGAGACAGCCGCCAAGGCGTGGACGCTCCAGACCGGCGACTATGTGCTGCCTATGGCGACCGAGCTGACGGCTCCGGTCGATCAGAAGCAGATGGAGGCGCTCGGCCATCTGATCTACGTCAAGGAGTACGCGGACAACACCATCAGAGGCTCGGCCGCCGTGAAGCACTGGCGGATCGGAGGCGAATAATGGCGTTTAAGCCCATCACCAACCCCAGGGGCGCCATCATCCAGGGAAAGAACGGCAAGGCCGAGCTGATCTGGAACGCCGGCTGCGCCCCGAGAATGAACGAAGTGCTCAGCAAGAAGCAGGAGATCATAGACAGCGAAGTGCTCAGGCTCTGCGCTCCGATGGTCCCAAAGCGCACCGGCGCCCTGGAGCGATCCGGCACGCTGGGCACCGTCATCGGCTCCGGCGAGGTGCAGTACATCGCACCATACGCCCGCCGGCAGTATTACAACACCAGCCAGACCCGCAGCTACGACTCCAGGCGTGGTGGTATGTGGTTTGAACGAATGAAAACCGCACACAGGACGCAGATCCTGAAGCTGGTCAACAAGTAAAGGAGGCCCGAAATGGTCAAGTCAATCATCGAGGGCGTCGCTGACTTCTTCAAGGACTGCCCTCTCCTCAGTGCCGGAGTGTTCCGCGTGGACGCCCTGGGAGACGAGCCGCAGGAGTACACCATCGAGACCGGGATCTTCAACCCGATCATTGAGACGTACATCGACGGCAGCTCCGACCGGCGCTACCAGTTCAACTTCGGCAGCCGGGAGTATTACAGCATGGACCGGCTCCAGAACATCGCCAACAGCACCTTCTACGAGGACTTCGCCAACTGGGTCGAAGCTCAGGAGGCTGCCGGCAATTTTCCGGAGCTGCCGGAAGGTATGCACCCGGAACAGCTCAGCGTGCTCTCGTCTGGCTATATGTTCGACGAGTCCATGAGGAACGCACGCTACCAGATCCAGTTAGAACTCATCTATCACAAGGAGGCATAAGCACATGAAAAAGTTTGATCTTCAGCTCTTTGACGAGAGCCGTGCTGCCCTGCTACGCAACGCCATCGCGGACTATGCCGAGATCGACGGCACCTACGAGCTCATGGGCACCGGCTTCACCACTCTGGACGAGAGCCCCAACGCACAGACCGACAGCGAGACCTACATCAACGAGAGCACCGCGTCCACGGACATCACCGGCTACGAGACGGAGTTCTCCTATGAGTCCCGTCTGATCCCTTCCCAGAAGGCGATCTACAAGCTCTGGAAGATGGGCCGCGACCATGCGACCGGCACTGACGCCCAGCTGAAGTACGTCCGCGTCGAGCTGTTCAACCCCATCGGCGAAGCCACTGAGGCCGCTGCCGAGTTCACCGCCCGCCTGTTCACCGTGGCCAACGAGGTCAGCGACAACTCCGGCGCCGGCGGCGAAAAGATCAGCGTCTCCGGCGTGCTGCACGCGGTCGGCGATCCCATCCAGGGCAAGTTCGACACCGTGGCCAAGCAGTTCACGGCCGGCAACTTCAAGGGCAAATACGACGCCTAAACAATGCAACAACTGGCTCCGCGCGACTGGCCTGATCAGGCAGTGAGCGACCAGGCACCAGCAGGCCGAACGGTGCAGTCTGCTGGTGCTTTTTAATAACACCGACCAATGGAGGAAAACAGAATAATGGAATTGATCATTAACAACGTCAAGCTCGAAGGCGACCTGATGGACGCCGACTTCATGGAGAAGTTCGAGACCGCGATGATTAAAATGCGCGACACGGCTCAGCAGAAAAGAAGCGAAAACTTCCCGACCGCTGCGGCCAACTACCGCGCACAGTGCGAGGTGGTCAACACCTGCTTCGACGAGATCTTCGGCGCCGGCACGGCCGTCAAGCTGTTCGGCGGCAAGATGAACGTCATGGAGCACCTGAAGGCCATCGAGAAGGTGAGCGAGTGGGCTGCCGGAGAACGCAAGACCCTGAACGACTTCACCAACCGCTACACCCAGCGCCAGCAGAACGCCGTCCGTAATATGCAGACCGCGCAGTTCGTCTCTCAGAAGCACGGCAAGGGTAAAAATCACTGAATTTATTGATCGACGGCCTGCCGGAACAGGTCGAGATCGCGGGCCAGCTGGTCCCGATCAGCAGTGACTTCCGGACGGGGATCCTGTTCGAGGAAGTGCTGCAAGACTCAGGGCTCGATGATCTGGAGAAGCTCCAGACCGCCCTGCACCTGTATTTCCCCGGCGTCGTCTTCGACTCTGACGTGCTCGATGAAGCACTCGGCAAGCTGGTCTGGTTTTATCGCTGCGGCGCGGATCCCGCAGAGACGACGGGCGAAACGTCCGGCGCCGCCGACGAAGACCCGCCCTTCTCCTACGAGCACGACGCTGATTATATTTACTCCGCGTTTATGCAGGCCTACGGCCTGGACCTGGCGCGGCATCCCCTCCACTGGTGGCAGTTCCGAGCCCTCTTTAGATCGCTTCCTGAAGACACGCAGCTGGTCAAAATCATCGGCTACCGCACGATGAAGATCCCGGCCAAGATCTCCAAGGAGCAACGGCAGCACTATGAGTATCTGAAGCGCGTCTACGCGCTCCCTCAGTCGGCTGACCGTCAGCAGCTCGAAAGTGACCTTAACAAACTACTTATGAACGGCGGCAACCCTGCCGCACTTTTGAATGGTAGCGAGGTACGGTCATGGCATCAGATGGAACCCTAAAATTTGATACAAGCCTGGACTCCGGCGGTCTACAGTCGGGAATGGGCAAGGTCGCGAGCATCGCCCAGCAGGCGCTGGGCGTGTTCAGCGGCCAGATGATGACCAGGGCAGTCGATAGCCTGGTCAACCTCGGGAAGACAGCCCTCGACAGTGTGGGCGCTCTCGAACAGAATGTGGGCGGCGTCGAGACGCTGTTCGGCGACACGGCTGACGCTGTCATAGCCGCAGCTGATCGCGCCTACCAGACGGCGGGAATGTCCGCCAACGACTACATGAGCACGGTCACGAGCTTCTCGGCGTCCCTGCTCCAGTCCCTCAGCGGAAACACTGAGGAAGCCGCCAAAGTGGCGGATATGGCCATCATCGACATGGCCGACAATGCGAACAAGATGGGCACGTCCATGGATATGATCCAGAACGCGTACCAGGGCTTCGCAAAACAGAACTACACCATGCTGGACAACCTGAAGCTGGGCTACGGCGGCACGAAGACCGAGATGGAGCGACTGCTGGCCGATGCTCAGGAGCTGACGGGCGTCAAGTATGACATCAACAACCTGAACGACGTCTACCAGGCGATCCACGTGATCCAGGAGGAAATGGGGATCACCGGCACGACTGCCAAGGAAGCCTCCGAGACTCTGGAGGGCTCCATGGCTGCGGCCAAGGCTGCCTGGGACAACTTTATGAACGGATCGAGCGACGCCGACCAGCTGGCCGACGCCTTCGCTACGGCTGCGGACAACATCGTCAACAACCTGGCCGAGATCGTCCCCCGCTTCGCTGAGACGCTGCCGGCTCTGGCCGGTGCCATCGTGTCGCAGATCCCTGACCTGGCCGCTGCCATTGTGCCGGCCGTTCTCTCTGCTGGCCAGAGTATTCTGGAGCAGGCCCGCGACGCCGTCCTCGACTTTGACTTCGAGGGCATGGCCGAGATGGTCGTGGAGTCCATCACGGACTTCATCAACGGCGACGGCCTCCGCTCCTTCCTGGGCTGCCTGGTGGATATTTTCACCGGCATCGTCAACGGTATCAGCTCCATGCTGCCGACGCTCCTGCCGGCTCTCATCGAGCTGATCGCCTACACCGTGACCACCCTGATCGACCAGCTACCGGCGCTCCTGGACTGCGCTCTCCAGCTGATCATGGGCCTGGCCGATGGCATCCTCGCGGCGCTTCCCGTACTGATCGAAGCACTGCCGGAGGTCATCAGCTCCATCGTGCAGTTCCTGATCTCGGCCGTCCCGCAGATCATTGACGCCGGCATTGAGCTCCTGATGGCACTGGTGGACGCCCTGCCCGTCATCATCGACGCGCTGGTAGACGCCCTGCCTCAGATCATCGAGGCCACCGTGACGGCTCTGATCGCCGCAGAGCCTCAGATCGTCGAGGCTGGCATCAAGCTCCTGGGCGCCCTGGTAGAAGCCATCCCGGTCATCGTGGTCGAGCTGGCGAAGGCCGTGCCGGACATCATCACGGCCATCATCGACGTGCTGGCCGAGCTCCCGGATCTGATCGGTGAAGTCTTCGCCGAGATCGTGACGGACCTCGTCGAGTGGGGCACGGATATGGGCAGCAAGGCCCAGAAGCTGATCAGCGACCTCTGCACAAAAGTCTCCAACGTACTGAGAAACCTGCCGGGGCAGATCTGGACGCACCTGGTCAACGCGGTCACGAGAGTGGTGCAGTGGGGCCAGCAGATGCTCAGCAATGCCTCCACGGCCATGAGCAACCTGCTCAGCAAGGTCAACAGCATCATCCAGCAGCTGCCTGGCAAGATCTGGACGCACCTGGTCAACGCAGTGACCAAGGTCGTGCAGTGGGGCCAGCAGATGCTCAGCAATGCCTCCACGGCCATGAGCAATATGCTCAGCAAGGTCAACAGCATCATCCAGGAGCTGCCCGGAAAGATCTGGACGCACCTGGTCAATGCCGTCAATAAGGTGGTGGCATGGGGCCAGCAGATGGTCTCCAACGCTTCGACCGCTGCGAGCAATATGCTCAGCAAGGTCAACAGCACGCTCCAGCAGCTCCCGGGCAAGGTCTGGGACTATCTGAGCCAGGCGGCCCAGAAAGTCGTCACCTGGGGCTCTCAGCTGGCTCAGAAGGGCGCCGCAGCGGCGACCCAGCTGTTCAACTCCATCGTCAACGTCCTGGCAAGTCTACCGAACAAGATGGCGGAGATCGGCAGCAACATCGTCAGCGGCATCTGGAACGGCATCAGCTCCGGCTGGAACTGGCTGACGAACAAGGTCAGCAGCCTGGCAAACAGCCTGCTGGACGCCGCAAAGGACGCCCTCGGCATCAACTCCCCGTCCAAAGAGTTCGCGGACGAGGTCGGTCGCTGGATCATGCCCGGTGTGGGCAAGGGCCTGGACAAGTCCATGCCTGCAACGCTGAAGGACATGAAGGCCAAGGCCGGCGAGCTCGTCAGTGCCATGCGGGCCGAGATGTCGGCAAGCGCCGGGCAACTAACCGTCGGAGCTTCGCACGCTGCGGGGCTGAGAATGGCGGGCGCCGGCACTACCGTCTACAATGACAATCGCATGGAGCAGAGCAACACCTACAACGTGCCCGTGGCAACTCCTTCCGAGGTGGCCAAGAAGCAGCGCGAGGCTCTGCGGAACATGGTCGGAGGTGTGAAATGACAGTAAACACATTAACCATCGAGCTGACCTGCAACGGCAAGACCCTCAAAATGGGACCGGGCCAGGACATTGACATCACTGCCGTGTCCGGCCTGGAGTCCTCCGAGGTGGAGATCAGCACATCAGACAACGCCCTGGTGGACGGGGCGTCTGTCGATGGCAAGAAGATCAAACCGAGGCCGATCCACATCGAGGCCAGCTTCAGAAGCAGCAAGAACAACCCGGAAAACCGGGCCAAAGTAATCAAGTTTTTCAATCCGAAGTACACCGGCAAGGCGCTCATCACCAACATGGGCGTCAGCCGCAACATCGAGTACGAGCTGGAGGGCTGGACCTTCGCAACATCGAAGAACATGGACAGCAAGCTGAAGATCCTGGTGGATCTGATCTGTCCGGATCCGTATATGCTCAATGTGGACAACTTCGGCAAGAACATGGCGAACATCACGCCGCTGTTCTCGTTCCCCTGGATCTCTCTCAGCAAGAGGATGGCGACGGGCAAGCTGGACTACAAGCCAGAAGCCCGTGGCCTTCTCCTGGGCGGCAACACTGCCGGCTACAGAACGCTGAAGAAGGAGGTCGTGCTGAGCAACGACGGAGACGTCCCGACGGGCGTCCAGATCCAGTTCATCGCGACCAGGGGCACCGTGGTCAACCCTAAGATCACGAACACAGGCACGGGCCAGTTCATGCGCGTGAATGTCACGATGCAGACCGGCGACGTGCTTCTCATCGACACCAACGACCGGCACCAGGTCATCACTCTGAACGGCGTCAACTACTACCAGCACATCGACCGCCGGAGTGAGCCCTTCCAGCTGGACGTGGGCGACAACTATCTGGAGTACGACGCGGATGAGAACTACACCAACCTGGACGTCAATCTGTTCTACACTCCGAAGTATTTGGGGGTGTAGCGCATGAATTTGATCATCCTCGACCAGAACTTCGACACGCTGGGCGTCGTCAGCGTGTTCAATACCCTCATCTGGGACCGCCGGTATCATGCCTCGGGCCTTTTTGAATTACACACTCCCGCCGAGTTTTTCACGCTGATGAACACCGGCCGCTATCTCTACCGGAACGACCGGGACGAGCTGGGCGTGATCCGCGAGGTCAACTTCGCGAGAGACGCCAAGGGCGCCCGGACGGCCTACTGCAAGGGCTACTTCTCCGAGGAGCTCCTGAACGGCCGCGTGCTCAATACGCAGATCAGTCTCACCGGCACGCCGGAGGCCATCGGCCGGAAGCTGGTGGACCGCTACGTGATCAACCCGACCGACGCCGACCGGAAGATCCCCCAGGTCAAACTGGGAGAGCTGAAGGGCCTCGGCACGAGCGTCACGGTCACGGCCACCGGCGACAACCTGGGCGACAAGCTCTACGAGATAGAGAAGACCCAGGAGCTCAGCCACCGGCTGCGCTACGACTACCTGAACAACGACCTCATCTTCGAGGTGTGGAAGGGCAAGGACAGAACGGACGACCAGACGGAGAACAGCTGGGCCATCTTCTCGGATAGCTTCTACAACGTCAAGAACGCCGTCTACGACCGGGACGAGTCCGAGTATAAAAACTTCGCTTACGTCGCCGGCGAGGGGGAAGGCTCCGCCCGTGTCATCGTGGAGGTGGATCTCCGCAGCAGTGCGGACGAGGAGCGCCGGGAGCTCTACGTGGACGCCCGGGATCTCCAGAGCACCTACCAGGACGACGCCGGCAACGAGCACACGTACACGGCCGACCAGTACAGGGCGCTGCTCCGTCAGCGTGGCCTGGAGAAGCTGGCCGAGTACCAGAAGATCGAGACCGTCAACAGCGACGTGGATCCCAACGCCAACCTGACCTATGGCGTGGACTTCGACCTGGGCGACCTCTGCACCTACCGCTACACAGACGTCGGTATCGAGACCACCAAGCGGATCACCGAGATCCAGGAGGTCTACGAGGGCAGCAAGCAGACCCTCTCCGTCGTCTTCGGCAATGACCAGATGACCAGCATCATGAAAGTCATCCAAAGGGAGGTATTTTAACATGGCCATGAGATACGGCTATTTTGACTCGGAGATCACCGGCGTGGACTCCGAGGGTATGCCTATTTTTGACAGAGCAGAGACGTCGGAACTGTTCCGCCTGCTCTTTTCCAAACTGCTGACCAATGGCGTGCTGGCCAAGCCTGCCGACTGCTTCAAAGTGCTGGCAGGTGACAACGGCCTGAGCGTCACGGTCCGCCCAGGCTTCGGCCTGATCAACGGCGCCTTCGCCTATGATCCCGCCCCTGCCACTTTCCAGCTGGCCGCAGCTCCTACGAGCTACAGCCGCATCGACCGCGTCGTGCTGCGCTGCAACTACCTGGAGCGCCTCTGCGAGATCATCGTGAAGACCGGCACGGCAGCGGCAACGCCCCAGGCTCCGGCGCTCATCCAGCCCGTCAGCGGCGACTACTACGAGCTGGGCCTGGCAAATGTAACGGTCAGCGCCAACCAGACCGTCATCACTCAGAGCTCCATCAGCGACACCCGCCCCAACAGTGCAGTCTGCGGCTACATCACCCAGTTCATCGACAGCATCGACACCGAGGCCTTCTATGACCAGTTCAATGCCTTCTATGCTGAGTTTGTGGCCAAGTCCAACGCCAGCTACTCCCAGTTCGAGCAGATGGCCAGGGCAGCCTATGACGGCTTCACGGCTGCCATCGACGAATACATCGAGGCGCTGGAGACCAAGGGCAACGCAGACCTGACCGCCATCACGGAGGCCATGAAAGAGTTCCAGCGCACCAGCCAGAACGCTTTCAACGAGTGGTTTGCCACCGTGCAGGGCCTTCTGGATGAGGACGTCGCCGGCAGGCTCATCAACAAGACGAGCGATCTGGACGAGCGCCTGACCGCGCTGGAGTACATGATCATCCACAACGATCTGTTCACTCACATCGTTGACGATGACGGCAACCCGATCCTGGACGACGATGGCAACGCGATCATCGGCGACTGGAAATATAAAACCGCATAAGGAGGAACATTATGCAGATTGACGTAACAAACGGCAAACGCTTCACAGAGTACGACGAGCTGGCTGCCGTGGCCAGCGGGGAGGACGTTCTCCTGGTACGACTCGCAGACGGCACAGGCGTCAAGAGGATCCCCCTCAAAGCCATCAAGGCCTTCATCAACGGAGACCTGACCACGCTGGAGACTGAGGACAAGACCAGCCTGATCGCCGCCATCAACGAAGTCTTCGGCCTGGCAGGCACCAACGCCGACGACATCAAAACCCTGAAGGAGCTGACCAAGATGCTCGGCCAGACCGGTGCATCCAGAGCCAACTCCTTCATCTACGAGCACAGCCTCGGCACCAGCTTCACCGCCGAGCAGTCCGCCGACATCCGTGCCGGCAAGTTCGATCTGGTCCGCACCGGCGGCTACTGGACCATCAACGGCCGCAAATACTGGGCCGCCCATGCTGACTACCGTCTGCACTGCGGCGACACAGAACTGACTACCCATCATATGCTGGTCATTCCTGACAGGTCCTTCTATAACGGCGTTATGAATGACACTAATGACACGACCGGCTCCTACTACGGCAGCAAGATGAAGACCTCCGGCCTGGCTGATGCTCTGGCCACTGTCAAGGCCGACTTCGGCGCAGATCACATCCTGACTCACAGGATCCTCCTGGCCAACGCCGTCAGCAACGGCATCAGCTCCGGCTGGGCGTGGTACGACAGCCAGATCGACCTGATGAACGAGAAGATGGTCTACGGCTCCTACGCATGGGGAGGCGGCTCCCAGAACGGCTACGACACCGGCGCAGACAAGAGCCAGCTGGCTCTGTTCCAGGCACGCCCGGACCTGATCATGAACAGAGAAAACTGGTGGCTGAGAGACGTCCGGTCGGCGACGAATTTCTGCGCTGTCTACGCCAATGGTGATGCCGACTACTGGAACGCCTCGAACTCCATCGGCGTCCGCCCGGCTTTCCTGATCTATTGATCAAAAATCCCGGCCCCTTGTGGGCCGGGTAAATCTAATCAAGGAGATAAGATAGCGTGTCAGACATCCCTAAAAGTAAACGAGCTCATTCAAACCTGGAGGCCCATCACAAGGCGCTGGACATCCGCAGAATGATCGCCAACGAGCTCCTGGCCAGCTTCGCCTACAGCGAGAAGAAGCTGGAGGCAGCCATCCAGGAGCAGACCAAGCACATCCAGGACCCAGAGCACAAGGCAGAGGTGGCGCAGGCCATCCGGAGCCTGGAGGAAGACTTCGCCTGCTGGTTTATCAAACGCCACCGCGACCGAGTGGACGACCTCTGCTGCGACATCGCGCAGCACCTCAGAGGCGCCAACACCATCTGGCCGACCTACCACTTCGAGTATAAGGACAGACGCGGCGAGCTGAACCAGGCGCTGAAGTGCTGCAACAAACTCCAGGACGAGCTTCAGTATATCGCCGAGTCTCTGCCCGCAGACAAAAACAAGTATATGAATATCGTGCTGGAAGTCGAGGCCCTGTTCAACATGATCAAGGCCCTGCGGCAGTCTGACAACCGTTTCCTGAAGCATCTGAAGGACTAATAAAATATAGGGTGTCCTCTGTACGGACCGTCCAGTCGGCGACGAATTTCTGCAATGTCAACAACAATGGTAATGCCAACAACTGGAACGCCTCGAACTCCATCGGCGTCCGCCCGGATTTCACAACTGCACAAAGTCATCGGGCAAGTTCCCGCGTGCAGCAATGGGAAAGGAGAGGCCATCCTTCCAGCGGCAGCTGGTAAATGCTAACCAGGACGCTCCCGGTCACGACCGATGGGGCTATCGCGTGGTTTTTATATGACTGTATATTTTGATGCTAATAACATTTATGACGCCGGGACCAAGGCAATGCAAAGCAGCAAGTTCAAGCACAGCACCCAGCTGTTCGAGATGAACCACCTGCTGACCACTGCCCACATCCGGCAGGACTTCATCACCGGGGACTATAAACCGGAGCCAGGCAACAAGTTCCCGATCAACGAGCGCGGCCATCCGCGCTACATAACCAGCAACACGATGGTGGACAAGACCGTCAACCATTTACTCTGCGACGAAGTGCTGACACCGTCCATCAGCAAGTACCTGATCTATGACAACGGCGCATCGCAGAAAGACAAGGGCGTGGCCTTCCACCGTCACCGCTTCGAGGCTCATCTGCATCAGTATTTCATGAAGAACGGCACCAACGAGGGCTATATTCTCCTGGTGGACTTCTCCGGCTATTATGCCAATATCCCGCACGACAAGTGCCTGGAAGTGCTCCAGACATTCCTGGAGCGAGAGGTCGAAGATCCTGAGACGTTGGCCATCACTGAGATGCTGCTGCCACTTATCTTCAAGACCTTCGAGCAGGACGTCTCCCGCTTCACTGACGAGGAGATCGAGGCAATGATGGCCGGGAAGCTCGACCCGATGCTGAACTACGACGTGGATCCGGAGCTCCTGACCGGCGAGAAAATGCTCCGGAAGGGCGTGGACATCGGCTCGCAGCCGTCGCAGAACATCGGCATCGTCTACCCCTACCGGCTGGACAATTATGCCAAGATCGTCAAGGCGGTCAAAGGATACGGCCGTTATACCGATGACTCCTACGCAATCGCCCGGACCCGGGAAGAGCTGCTGGAGCTTCTGGAAGGTCTGGAAAAGGAGGCGAAAGAGTATGGGCTGATAATTAACCGCAAGAAGACCCGGATCGTGAAATTGTCCTCGGAGTTCCGGCACCTGCAGGTGTGCTACTCCTTAACGGAGACCGGCAGAGTTATCCGGAAGATCAACCCGAAGAACATCACAAGGGAGCGGCGCAAACTGAAGGCATACAAGCGCCTGCTCGATGATGGCCGCATCGACTACGCGACGGTCGAGAACGCCTTCAAGTCCTGGCTGGGAAGTCACTGGAAGTATATGTCGCATGATCAAATTTATAACATGAGCAGCCTCTACCTGGAGCTGTTCGGAAGGAGACCAAAATGGAAAAAAGGACATGGAAGATTACACTGGCTGATGGCACATCCCTCGACGGCCTCGACCTCAACGGGAACAACTACATCAGCTCCACCGCTGTCACCGAGGACACCTTCACCGGTAAGCTCTCCAGCGTGACTATCGAGGGGCCTGACGGCACCCAGACCTATCAGGACATGAAGCTGGTCCAGATCAGCAAGGTCGGCAAGAGCTACTGGTTTATCCTGGCCGAGAAGACGGCCGAGGAAAAACAGAAGGAACTCGTCGCAGCTGCTCTGGCCAGCAACGTCAACAGCATCACCGACCTCCAGCTCGCTCTGGCTGAGGTCTATGAAATGATCATTGCAGGAGGTATCTAAGTATGGCTAAAATCTACGCTTCCCTCATCAAGAAGGGGCTCAAAACCATCGACGACGTGCCCGAAAATCTGCGCGACGAAGTCCGCGCACTCCTGGAGGAGTAAGATGATCCGGCGCTTCAGATCCTGGCTCAGAAAGGTGGTGAACAACATGGCAGTCATCTACGTCGCCCTGATCGTCAAGGGCAAGCGTACCTACGACAGCGTCCCTGACCTGATCAAGCCCCAGGTCAAGGAGATGCTGATCGACCTGGAACTGGCGGAGCTCGTCACTGAGTAAAGCCCACAACGCCCCCACGGAGATCTCCGTGGGGGCGTAATTCTAAGCAAATAAAAACAAGGAAGGTACACAAGTATGAAAACTGGAATTTGCACAGCAGTGGGAGTCGTGGGCGGCTTCATCGCCAGCCTTTTCGGAGGCTGGGACGCAGCTCTGACCACGCTCCTGATCTTCATGGGCGTGGACTACGTCACCGGCCTCATCGTCGCCGGCGTGTTCCACAAGTCCCAGAAGTCCGCAGACGGCGCCCTGGAGAGTCGCGCCGGGTGGAAGGGTCTCTGCCGTAAAGGCACGACTCTCCTGGTGGTGCTGGTAGCCTGCCGCCTCGATCTGGTTACGGGCTCCACATTCATCAGAGACGCGGCGATCATCGCTTTCATCGCCAACGAGACACTCAGCATTATCGAGAACGCCGGCCTGATGGGCGTGCCTATCCCTGCCATCGTGGTGAAAGCCATCGACATTCTGAAACAGAAGGCAGAGGATGACGCTAACATCAGCCCCGGCAAGGAGTAAGTCATGAAGGCGACAGGGTCCTCCACTGAGAGGACCATCTGGAACTACTTCCGCTGCAAAGGTTTCAGCCCGGCCGGTGTGGCCGGGCTGATGGGCAACCTCTACGCCGAGAGCGGGCTCAATCCGATAAACCTCCAGAACACCTACGAGAAGCGCCTGGGCCTCACGGACGCCGAGTACACGGCAGCCGTGGACTCCGGAAGCTATTCCAACTTCGTCCGCGACAGCGCCGGCTACGGCCTCGCGCAGTGGACATACTGGAGCCGCAAGGAGGCCATGCTCAACTACGCCCGGAAGACCGGCGCGTCCATCGGCGACCTGATGATGCAGCTCGACTTCATGTTCCAGGAGCTGAAGGGCTACGTGGCCGTCTTCCAGGTACTCCGGACAGCCCGGACCGTGAAGGAGGCGTCCGACATCGTGCTGACCAAGTACGAGCGCCCGGCCGACATGAGCAACGCCGTCAAGGTAAAGCGGGCCGGCTTCGGCCAGGCATACTACGACGCCTACGCCAACACCACAACAACCCCAGAGAAGGAGGAGATCACCATGAGCAACAGTCCTCTGGTAACGTACACCAACATCACCGCGCACAAGAACAGCCCCCGTAATCACGCCATCGACACCATCACGATCCACTGCATCGTGGGCCAGTGGACGGCGAAGCAGGGCTGCGACTACTTCGCCACCACCGACCGCGAGTGCTCCGCCAACTATGTCGTCGGCAAGGATGGCTCCATCGGTCTGTCCGTTGATGAGGCGGATCGCTCCTGGTGCACTTCCAGCCGCGAGAACGACAACCGCGCCATCACCATCGAAGTCGCCAGCGACACCGAGCACCCCTACGCCGTGACCGATGCAGCCTACGCCGCACTGATCAAGCTGGTGGCCGACATCTGCAAGCGCAACGGCATCAAGAAGCTGGTCTGGTCCACCAACAAGACCGACCGCGTCAACCACGCCAACGGCTGCAACATGACCGTGCACCGCGACTACGCCAACAAGGCCTGCCCGGGCCAGTACCTCTACGACCGCCACGGCGCCATCGCTGCGGCCGTCAATGAGATCCTGGGCTCCGGCACTACCCAGGCACCGGAAACGGCTCCGGAGGCCGTCCAGGGCTTCCCTGCTACGCCCTTCACTGTCCACGTCATTATCCCGGATCTGAACTATCGCAGCGGCCCGGGCATGAGTTACACGGTCAAGGGCCAGACCGGCAAGGGCGTCTTTACCATCACCGAGGTGCAGGACGGCTGGGGCAAGCTGAAAAGCGGCGCCGGCTGGATCTATCTCGAAAACCCTGACTACTGCACCATCCAGGGCGTCGCAGCGAAGCCGGCCGACGTGCTGGCGCAGGAGATCGCCGGCAAGGTGAAGGGCTCCGGCCTGGACCCCGTGGACGTCTTGAACAGGGTCGAGAAGATCCTGGGCGTGGCATGATGGTGCTGCCAGCAAATACATGATAGACTAAGAGAGCCCCGGCACCCGCCGGGGCTCTTTTGCTTTATACGGCAATTCTGAGGACGACATAGTCCCGCAGCACGATGATCTTCGGGGTTCGAGTACCGTCGCGCGGGCTCCACCATTCGGGCCGTACTCGAACACGTGAGTGCGGGCCCTTTTCTCGGATATTGTAAAATATCAGCGCCTCATCGTTGCGGAGCTCGACTCGGGCGATGAACGTGTCAACCAACCGAGCGCGGAAGTCGTCATCCGTGACGTCTCCGACGCGGAAGGAGCGCAGCCAGGCCTCGACCACCTCACGGGTGAGTCGGGGCCTTTTTATTTCTGCCCGCTGGATCTCCAGCACCAGCTGCTCCTCCTCTTCCTCCAGGGCAGCCAAACGAGAGACCAGGCCACGGGCCCCGCCTTCTTCTATCGCGTCCAGCAAGTTCCGCTGGCGCTTTTTATTTGAGTCAAGACGCCGACGCAATCCCACCACGGGATCGTCGGCGTTTTCCTGTTCCTGGACTTCCAGGATCCGGACGGTCAGCTTCTCGATCATGTCATCGGTCAGCATATCGTTCACCGTGGCCAGGATGATCGCGTCCTCCAGGTGGTCCTTCGGGAACGGCTTCAGCTCGCAGGCCTTCCCGCGCTTTTTGTCTCCGCACTTGTAATATCGGTACACTTTCCCCAGCTTCCCGGTGCCGGTCTCTGCATTGATCATCGAGCCGCAGTACCCGCAGAACATTTTACAGCTCAGCAAATAGTTCACCTTCGCCCTCCCTGCCGCATTGTTGCGGCTCGTCTTAAAGTGCCGGGCAGCTTCCAGGAAGGTCGCCTGGTCGATGATCGGCTCCACGTTCAGCTTCACGTCCTGGATGTAGAACTCGCCCAGGTACTTCTCATTCCGCAGCATACGATAGACGACCGCATTGGAGACCGGCTTCCCGCGCCGGCCCATGATCCCACGGTCGGCGAACAGCTGGACGATGTCCCGGATCTGGCCGCCGGCGATGTGGAGCTTGAACGCCTCCCGGACAACTGCCGCCTCGCGCTCATCCACGACGATGTGATGCTCGGCGTCTACTTTGTAACCTATCGGCAGAGACTGGCCGCAATACTGGCCCTTCTTCGCCGTTTCTCTCATGCCTCTGATGACCTTCTGCCGCAGGTCGGCGGAGTAATACTCGGCCAGGCCCTCCAGCACGCTCTCCAGGATGATCCCCTCCGGGCCCTCCGGGACGCTCTCCCGGGCATACATCAGCTTGACGCCGGCCCGCTTCAATGTCATTTTTCCCAGGGCGATGTCCTGGCGATCTCGGCCGAAGCGGTCGATCTTCCACACCAGGACGCAGTCGAAGCGCCCCTTCTCCGCGTCGCGCAGCATCCGCTGGAACTCGTCGCGGCCGACGACGCTCTTGCCTGAGACCTTCCGGTCTGCATATATCTCTATGATGTCAATACCGTGCTCCTCAGCATACTGCTGGCAGTCGGCAACCTGGCCCTCAATAGACTGATCCGTCTGACGCGGCCCCGGGGAATATCTCGCATAGATAACACCACGCATGGCATCAACCTCCGATCTTCTTTAGTGCTTCGTCGTGTAGATCCTGGACCAGCCTGGCGTTCTCGTCAGACATCCGGAAGAAATAAGGCTCCAGGGAGCTCTGGAACTTCTCAAACTGGCCGCGCTTTCCCTTCTCTGTCTTCACTTTTTCGGCGTTCAGCATCGCCTTCTGGAAGCAGCGAAGGATAAAGTCCCGGGTGGCAGCTTCCTCCTGATCTCTGGCCATCCGCAGCACCTCGGCGGGCTTCGTGCCCTTCATCTTGACATACTTCGACGCCACGGTCAGCTTTTCCGCCAACTCTTTCAAACTATCATACTCCGTAAAAAATGCATCTGGATCCGTTGTCCTGTTTACAATCTCCCTAGCTTTTTGCATATCCCTTAGCCAGATCGGAACAATCAGCTCCGCGTTTTTCTTTTTCTCACTGCGCCCGAACATAGCCATCAGCCTCCAATCTTCCGGGACTTTCTCATAATACCACCGAGGAGAAGATCCAAATATACCGCCATCTGAGACTCTAGCTCTTTTATGTCATTTTCTGTTATCTCATAGTCGGCTCCCTCATAGGACAGAATAACATCCCCCTCCGTGGTGTATGTCAAACTGTACCCAATGACGGCCATTTGTTGCTCCACGCAATAGCTGAAGCTGTTCCGAGCCCGCTCTTCCGTCCAACCCGTCAGTGCCTCTTTAGTTGTGCCAAGGGCGGCAGCGAAGGCCTCGATCCTGGACTGCGGAAGATCTACGAGACCCGCCTCTATTTTTGCTATCATTGATTTATCAGCATAACCCAGCTTCTCCGCGAGATCCGACTGGGTCATTTTTAACTCTTTACGACGAGATTTAATATTTTTATGAATGGTCTTCAACATATCAATCGCCTCCTGCGTTCATCGTATCATAAAAATGAAATAAATTCAACATTTTTGAAAAATGCACTTGACATTTATTTTTGACTCTGCTATGCTTATTTGCGAAAGTTGAATTAAATGCAACTTTCAAGAAAAGAGAACACAACACCGACAGGAGGGCACACAATGAACACCTACAAGATTATTTTTACCCGCGAGAACGGGACCCAGGGCACCGACCACTTCACCGCTGCCAACGAGCGCCAGGCCCGCAAGGACTTCGGCGAGTGCTACCGCCACAGCACGGCCACCATCATCAGCATCGAGCTGGCCAGCACCAACGCCCCGGCCACCAAGCAGCAGGAGCGCGACACCCTGGAGAAGATCCGGAAGATGGTCGAGCAGCTGGGCCCGGACTCCTACCTGGCCGCCGCCTTCGAGGGCTGCTTCGACCTGGCCGCTGAGAACATCGACAACGACTGGGCCTGCTCCATGGCCGACCGCGCCCGCCGCGCTGAGAAGCGTGCCGCAGAGCTGGAGGACAAGCTGGCCGAGTCCGTGAAGGACTACGAGGCCGCCCATGCTGCCGCTCATGCGGTCGCAGAGGAAAAGGACGCCGAGATCGCTCAGCTCAAGGCTCAGCTGGCTCAGATGCAGGAGACCGCACGCTGGAACGGCCAGCGATGTGATGAGGAAGCAACTGCCGCAGGAGAAGCCCAGCGCCGCGCTGAGGCCGCCGAGGCCGAAGTCATCCAGCTGAAGGCCAAGCTCTACGACCTGCTGGTCGCTGGCAAGTAAGGAGGGCGACCAATGGCTGCATATATGAGAAAGACGGGGATCCTCCCCGTCTGCACCAATGAGCAGGCCCGGATCTACTTCGATGGCAAGGGCCTCACCTATGACGATGTGACCGAGGGCGACATCCTCACCCTGGTCATGCTGCTGAACAAGCACATCAAGAAGGCCAACGCAGACTGCGAGACCTCGATGGGCTCCATGTACCTGAGCCGCCGGATCGACCTCAAACGGAAGACCAACGGCACCCTGATCAGCTGCTTCCTCTACGTCAACAGCCACTACTTCGAGCGCCGGGAGTGCATCAGCTTCAACGCCGACGGCTGGATCGGCTTCGCCGGCTGGGCTGACCAGGGCAACACCAACCCCATACTGAGAGCATTTATAGAGTGGTGCGACGTGCTCGCAGCCACCAAAGAAAAGGAGGACACACAACAATGACCCGCTTCAAGTATTATTCCAATTATCTCGCCTGCCTGCTGGGCACTCTGATCGCCTTCGAGCTCTGCTGGATCGGCGCCAAGTATGTCATCGAGGGCGAGGTGGTCCACACCTACCTCGACCACTTCATCGCCGTGTGCGGCTCGTTTTACCTCACCCGTGACACCATGAAGCTCTGGCTGAAGCTCTACAGGGCCCGGCAAAACAAGCCGCAGTACTAAGAAAGGAGAAACACATGAACGAATTACAGATTTTTAACAACCCCGAGTTCGGGGAGATCAGAACGATCAACGAGAATGGCGTGGTGCTGTTCTGCGGCAGCGATGTCGCTCGCGCCCTCGGCTACTCCCGACCCAATGAGGCCGTCGCTACCCACGCAAAGGGTACGGTAAAACGGCGTACCCTTACTAATGGAGGCGAGCAGGAGATGGCGTTCATCCCTGAGTCTGATCTTTATCGGCTAATCTTCCGGTCAAAGCTCCCGAGTGCTGAGCGCTTCACCGACTGGGTGACTGCTGAGGTGCTCCCGTCCATCCGGAAGAACGGCGGCTACATCGCCCAGCAGGACACACTAAGCCCCGAGGAACTGATGGCCAAGGCGCTCATGGTCGCACAGCAGACCATCGCAGACCGCGAGGCCCGCCTCCAGGCCCAGGCCGCCGAGATCTCTGCACTCACCGTGGACAAGCAGATCATGCAGCCGAAGGCAGAATATTTTGACGATCTGGTAGACCGCAATCTGCTGACCAACTTCACAGAGGCCGCCAAGCAGATCGGAGTCAAACGCAAAGCGCTGATCGGCTTCATGGTAGACCACGGCTACCTCTACCGGGACAAGAAGGGCAACCTGCTTCCCTACGCAAATAAGAAGTCGGACGGCCTGTTCGATGTAAAGCAGTCCACCAATCAGAAAACCGGCTGGGCGGGCTGTCAGACACTACTGACCCCGAAGGGCGTGGAGACCTTCCGACTACTCTGCCAGGGACTCTAAGAAAGGAGGCGCAGCATGACAAATACCCAGCTGCTTAGACAGCGGATCAAAGAGAGCGGACTGAAGCTCCAGTATATCGCAGATTATCTGGGAATCAGCAGGGTCACGCTCACTATGAAGATTGAAAACCAATCAGACTTCCGTCAGAATGAGATCCGTAAACTTTGCGAACTGCTGCACATTGAGAGTGCGGCTGAAAAATCGCTTATTTTTTTAGAATAAAAGTTGAATGACATTCATCTTTCCAAAGGAGGACAGGCCTATGGAAGACATCGACCTGACAATGCTGGCCCGCTCGGCCTACCGGGCGATCCTGAGAAGCATCGAAACCCCAGAGGCCGAGGAGCCTGAGACCGTGAAGGAGGTGGTGCCTATGTCTGCACAAAAAGAATGAGCCCCGGAGCCGAAGCCCCGGAGCCCAAGAGAACACAGCCCCATTATAACACAAACAAGGAGGAAATAAAAGCATGAAGATCACCGTCGAATTTGCAAATCTGGACGAGTTCAAGCAGTACATGGGCATCGAGTCCCCGAGCCTGCTCGCCCAGGCACCCAAGGAAGCCGCAGACGCTCCGGCGCCTGCACCCGCTGAGGCCGTCCAGGAGCCCCAGGAAGCACCTGAGACCCCTGCCCCTAAGAAGAACACCAAGAAGACCGAAAAGGCCGCCCCTGCGGCAGCTGAGACCGCTCCTGAGCCTGCTGACGATGCTGCACCCGATGAGAGTGCTCCGGCAGTGACTGAGGACTTCCGCATCACCGTCCGCAAGCAGCTCGCGGCCCTCAACAAGAAGTGCGGCTACAACCGCGCGGCGGAACTCATCAACGAGCAGACCGGCAAGGGCAAGCTCACCGAGGTCGCACTCGCTGACCTGCCGAAGCTCATGGAAGCAGCAAAGGAGGAAACCAATGCCGACTAAGCACGCCCGCTGCTCCGCGTCGGCCGCGCACCGCTGGATCAACTGCCCTGGATCCGTCGCCCTGTCTGATCAGTGTCCGGATCCCGGCTCCAGCAGCTACGCCGACGAGGGAACAGTCGCCCACAACCTGGCCGAGCTGAAGCTCCGCCACGTCCTGCATGAGATCACCGACGCCCAGTACAAGAAGTGCCTGGCCAAGATCCAGCAGGACGACTACTACAACGGCGAGATGGACGAGGCCACCGACTTCTATGTCGAGACCGTCCTGGAGGAGTTCGCCGCAGCCGGCGAAGGCGCCGAGCTGATGATCGAGCAGCGTCTCGATCTTTCCCAGTGGATCCCGGAGGGCTTCGGCACTTCCGACGCCGTGATCATCGGCGGCAGCATGATCCAAGTCATCGACCTGAAGTACGGCAAGGGCGTCAAGGTCGAGGCCAAGAACAACCCCCAGTTCCGCCTCTACGGTCTGGGCGCTGTCTCTCTGTTCGGCGATCTCTACGACTTCGACACCGTGAAGACCACCGTCGTGCAGCCCCGCCTCGATCACGTTGACAGCGAGGTCGTCATCCTGAAGGAGCTGCTGCTCTGGGGCGAGGAGGAAGTCGCGCCCCGCGCCATCATGGCCATGGAGGGCTCCGACTACTTCGTGGCCGGCGACTGGTGCCGCTTCTGCCCGGCGAAGGCCCGCTGCCGCAAGCGTGCCGAGTTCAACCTGGATCTGGCCCGGATGGAGTTCCAGAAGCCCCCGCTGCTCTCCAACGAGGAGATCGGCGAAGTGCTGGCCAAGGCCGACCACCTGAAGAAGTGGGCCGAGGAGGTCAGCGAGTACGCTCTGGAGCAGGCCCTGGCCGGTGAGCACTTCGACGGCTGGAAGCTGGTCGAAGGCCGCAGCAACCGCAAGTACGCCGACGAGATCCAGGTGGCCGACAAGCTGAAGGCCGCCGGCTTCGACGAGGCGATGCTCTACCAGCGCAAGCTCTACGGCATCACCGAGATGGAGAAGCTCGTCGGCAAGAAGAAGCTGGCCGCCACCCTGGGCGACCTGCTGATCAAACCCGCAGGCAAGCCGGTCCTCGTGCCGGAGTCTGATAAACGCGAAGCCATCAACACAACCGAAGCGGCCAAGGCCGACTTCACCAACGGCAACGATGAGGACGTGCCGTTCTAAATTAAGGAGGATTATAAAATGTCTACTACCAAAGTTATCACCGGAAAAGTTCGTTTCAGCTATGTGAACATCTTCAAGAGCCGCGCCTTCCAGGTTGGCCAGGACGCCAAGTACAGCGTGTGCCTGCTGATCCCTAAAGAGGACAAGGCCACCATCAAGAAGATCAAGGCAGCCATCGACGCAGCTGTCCAGGACGGCATCAGCTCCAAGTGGGGCGGCAAGAAGCCTGCCAACCTGAAGCTGCCCCTGCGCGACGGCGACGCCGAGCGTGCCGACGAGGCTCCTGAGTACGAGGGTATGTACTTCCTCAACTGCAACAGCACCCAGAAGCCCGGCATCGTGGACAAGGATCTGAACGAGATCCTGGACCCCGACGAGGTCTACTCCGGCTGCTGGGGCCGTGCCTCCATCAACTTCTTCCCCTTCAACACCAACGGCAACAAGGGCATCGGCGTCGGCCTGAATAACATCCAGAAGCTGAAGGACGACGACCGCCTGGGCGCTGCCCGTGCTTCCGCCGAGTCCGACTTCGGCGGCGACGACTTCGAGGACGACGAGGACTTCTAAGGAGGACATACAGATGCACCGAGTTATGGGCGTGGATATAGAAACCTATAGCTCCGTGGATCTGACCGAGGCGGGCGTCTACGCCTACGTGGAGGCGCCTGACTTCGACATCCTGCTCATCTCGTACATCTTCGACGACTGGGGCGAGGACGACGTCAAGACTATCGACTGCTTCGATGCTGATCCTGACATGATGGCCGAGTTCTGCGGGGCCCTCCTCGATCCCCAGATCGTCAAGACCGCCTTCAACGCGAACTTCGAGCGCACCTGTCTGGCCAAGTGGCTCCAGAAGCCCATGCCGCCGGAGGAGTGGCGCTGCACAATGGTCAAGGCGCTGACGCTGGGCCTGCCGGGCAATCTGGCAGGCGCCGGCGAGGCGCTGGGCCTTCCTCCAGAGAAGCTAAAGGACCCCCAGGGCAAGGCCCTGATCCAGTTCTTCTCGAAGCCGTGCAAGCCGACCCGGGCCAACGGCCAGAGGACGCGCAACCTCCCGCAGCATGACCCGGCCAAGTGGCAGCTCTACAAGGGCTACAACCGGCAGGACGTCGTGACCGAGCAGGAGATCCTACGGAAGCTATCCATCTACAAGACACCGGAGTCAGAGCAGGAGCTCTGGGCTCTGGACCAACACATGAACGACAACGGCGTGGCGCTCGACATCCCCATGGTCGAGAAGATCGTCGAGTATGACACCCGGCGCCGGCAGGAGCTCCAGGAGGAAGCCCAGGAGCTCACCGGACTGAAAAACCCGAACAGCCTGGCCCAGCTGAAGCGCTGGCTCGCAGAGCAGGGCGTGGAGATGACCAGCGTCACCAAGGACACCATCGCCGAAGCGCTGCGAGATCCGGAGCTCCCGGACGTCGTCCGGAGAGTGCTGGAGATCCGCACCGCCCTGGGCAAGACCAGCGTGGCCAAGTACAGCACGATGCTGGTGGCGCACTGCCAGGATCACCGGCTGCGAGGCATCCTTCAGTTCTACGGCGCCAACCGCTCCGGACGCTGGGCAGGCCGCCTGGTGCAGACGCACAACCTGGCCAAGAACACGCTGCCGGATCTGGCTCTGGCCCGCGAGCTGGCGGCCGAGGGAGACTTCGAGACCATGGGCACCCTGTTCGGCGAGACGGCCTTCGTCTTCTCCGAGCTGATCCGGACGGCCTTCATCCCATCAGAGGGCTGCCGCTTCGTGGTCTCTGACTTCTCGGCCATCGAGGCCCGCGTGCTGGCGTGGATCGCCGGCGAGGAATGGACCCTGGAGGCTTTCCGGCAGGGCAAGGACATCTACTGCGAGACCGCCTCCATGATGTACCACGTGCCCGTGGAAAAGCACGGAGCCAACAGCCACCTCCGCCAGAAGGGCAAGGTCGCCGTGCTGGCCTGCGGCTACCAGGGCGGCGTCGGCGCCATGAAGCGCATGGACAAAGGCGGCACCATCCCGGAGGACGAGCTCCAGAGCGTCGTGGACCAGTGGCGGGGGGCCAACCCCAACGTGGTGAAGCTCTGGCGCAACTGCGAGCTGGCAGCCAGGACAGTCATCGAAGAACACCGCACCGTCCGGCTGAAGAACGGCATCGCCTTCGGCTACATCAACGGCAACCTGTTCATCAAGCTGCCCAGCGGCCGGAAGCTCTGCTACTGGAACACCCGCCTGAAGATGGACCCGAGAGACGGCCGCGAGCACATCGTCTACATGGGAGTCAATCAGGAAACCAAGCAATGGGGAGAGACTGAGACCTACGGCGGCAAGCTGGTCGAGAACATCACCCAAGCCATCGCCAGAGACTGCCTGGCCATATCCATGCAGAGGGTCGCAGCTCTGGGCTATAACATCGTGATGCACGTCCATGACGAGATGATCGTTGACGTGCCAATCGAAGACGCCGACGCGCTGGAGAGGATCAACGCCTGCATGGGCGAGGCGATCCCCTGGGCGCCCGGTTTACCATTACGGGGCGACGGCTACGAGACCCCGTTCTACATGAAAGACTAAGGAGGACACACAAATGAAAATCACCCGCACCATGACCATCGAAACCAACGAGATCCAGATCGGCGACCGCATCGAGGTCGGCCATTACACTGCCACCTGCCAGAAGCTGGTCGGCGAGGGCCTGGCCCTGTTCCTGCTGGATCAGTACCTCGACAAGCCCATGCAGATGAACAGAAAGAACACCAACACCGGCGGCTACGACGGCAGCGATCTCCGCAAAGAGCTGAACACCGGCAAGATCCTCGACGAGTTCGCGTCCCTGGAGCTGGTGCCCTTCGAGAACGGCGACCTGCTCCGCCTGCCCTTCTACGGCGAGCTGTTCGGGCACGACGACTGGTACAACTCCGGCGCCGTGGAGCCTGACGACTGCGAGCAGTGGCCTCTGATGAAGGAACGCGCCAACCGCATCGCCGAACGCAAGGGCGAGAGCTACGAGTGGGGATGGCTCCAGAACATCCGCCAGGGGTCGGCGACGCGTTTCTGCGATGTCGCCAGCGGTGGTAGTGCCGACACCTGGTACGCCTCGAACTCCGTCGGCGTCCGCCCGGCTTTCCTGATCAAATTATCATAAATCCCGGGGGCCTCGTGCCCCCGCCATAGACTTATCTACAAAGCAAGGAGGACAACGATGGAGCCTATCACTATACGCTGGGAGACCGGCTACATGACCATCAACCCGGACGCCTTTTTCCCAACAAGTGCAGCCAGGATCCGGAAGCTCCTCCGGGTGGTCGCCCTGGACTTTGAGCATCAGGACGTCATCCGGATGCAGCTGGCCGGGGCCTGCGAGAGCCGAGCCCAGGAGCTCCTGGACGGCCGCAAGAGCCTCGCCAACGAGGCAGTAAACCACCACCAAAAAGCAGCGGACCTGGAGCCGCAGATCGAGACGGCCAAGCGCCGGATCACTACCCTCCGGGCCTGCATCAAAGAGCAGCCGAAGAAGGCCCGACAGCTGGGCTACCCTGAACGGCTGCACGAGGAGCGGGAGCAGCTGAAGAAGCTGACCGCCGAGCGCTCCGGAGCCCTCTCAGCCTTCCGGAAGAAAAAGCGCGAGTTCGAGGCCGCTGAGGCCACAGCTGAGAAATTCAGACAGAACGCGGAGGTGCTGAGACCATGACCAACACAGCGGAAAAACTCACCCTGCCCCTGTTCATGGTCAAGTACAACGGCGACCTCCTGATCTCGACCGGCCGCAGCCGCTTCGAGACCTCCTGGAAAAATAAGACCATGAGCTGGGCGGCTCTCCTGAATAAGCTCTCCCGCTCCATGGAGACCACGGAGACCCACGCCGAGTACATGAAGATGAGCAAGGAGCAGCAGGACAAGATCAAGGACATCGGCGGCTTCGTCGGCGGTCATCTGAGGGATGGCCGCCGCAAGACCGGCTACGTCACGGCCCGCCAGCTGCTCACCCTCGACCTGGACTTCCCTCCGGCCGAGTTCTGGGACAATATCATCGACAACCTGGAGATCGACAACGCCCTGGCGGTCTACTCCACACATAAGCACACCAAGGCGAAGCCCCGCTACCGTCTGATCATGCCTCTTGACAGAGAGGTCACGCCGGACGAGTACGAGGCCATCGCCCGCAAGATCGCCGAGAAGATCGGCATCGACTACTTCGACGACTCCACCTTCCAGCCGACCCGTCTGATGTACTGGCCGAGCCATAGCGTGGACGTCGAGCCCTTCTTCCAATACTATGACGCCCCCTTCCTGGCGGCTGACTCCATCCTGGCAGAGTACCCGGACTGGACCGACACCAGCTACTGGCCGGAGTCCTCGCGCATGGCTGGGATCCGGAAGAAGCAGGCAGACAAACAGGGCGATCCGCTGGCCAAGAAGGGCATCGTGGGCGCCTTCTGCCGCACCTATACGATCACCCAGGCCATCGCCAAGTTCCTGCCGGACGTCTACACCCAGACGGCCAAAGAGGACCGCTACACCTACGCGGCCGGCTCAACTGCTGCCGGCCTCGTGGTCTATGACGGCGACGTCTTCGCCTACTCCAACCACAGCACCGACCCGGCCGGCGGCCAGCTCTGCAACGCCTTCGACCTCGTCCGCCTCCACAAGTTCAGCGACATGGACGACGGCAAGGAGGACAAGAGCGGCAGCGAGCGCCCCAGCTACAAGGAGATGGCCAAGTTCGCCTCGGAGGATCCGAGCGTTCGCATGACGCTCGCGAGCGACGCCAGGGCGAAGGCCGTGCTCGACTTCGAGGGCGAGCCGCTGCCGGAGCCAGAGGAAGACTGGGAAACCAAGCTCGTCCTCTCTGAGAACGGATCCATCAAGCCGCTGATCACCAATGCCGTGCTGATCCTGGAGAACGACCCCGCCCTTCAGGGGATCCGGCACAATGAGCTGAGCGGCGCCATCGAGGTCAAGGGCAAGCTGCCCTGGAGCCGCCCGAGCAAATACTGGCGCGACGCTGACGACGCCCTCCTCTATGGATATGTGGCCGACCAGTACGGCGTCCAGTTCCCGGAGAATCGCTTCACCAAGGCGCTGACCATCGTCACGGACAAGCGCCGCTTCAACCCGCTGCGGGAGTACATCCAAAACCTGCCCGAGTGGGACGGCGTGCCGAGAGTGGACACGCTGTTGGTCGACTATCTGGGCGCCGAGGACTCCGCCTACGTCCGCGCCGTCACCAGGAAGACCCTGATCGGAGCCATCCAGCGCGTGCTGGAGCCTGGCTGCAAGTTCGACACGGTCCTGGTCCTGGATGGTAAGCCCGGCATCGGCAAGAGCACCCTGCTCCGGAAGCTGGGCGGGAAATGGTTTAGTGACTCCCTCAGTCTGGCCGACACCAGGGACAAGACCGCAGCTGAGAAGCTGCAAGGCGTCTGGATCATGGAGATCGGCGAGATGCAGGGCACCAGGAAGGCCGACGTCGACGTCATGAAGGGCTTCATCAGCCGCCAGGTGGACGAGTACCGCGCAGCCTACGGCCGCGTGGTGGAGCGCCACCCGAGGACGGCCATCATCTGCGGCACCACAAACAGCACCACCGGCTTCCTGAGAGACGCCACCGGCAACCGGCGCTTCTGGCCCGTCACCGTCAACGGCGGGGGCTCACTCTCTGTCTGGGATATGACCGAGGAGACCCGCAGCCAGATCTGGGCCGAGGCCATGATCTTCGTGGCGGAGGGCGAGACCTCCTACCTGGACGCAGCCATGGAGAAGGAAGCGGCCAGGGCGCAGCAGGCGGCGCTCATGTACGACGAGCGCGAGGGCCAGGTCATCGACTACCTGGACACCCTGCTCCCGGAGGACTGGTACAACTGGGACCTGAATCAACGCGTGGACTACTTCCAGCAGCGTGACGTTCTGAGCCCGGACACCAAGGGCACCATGCAGCGCACGAAAGTCAGCGCCATGGAGATCTTCTGCGAGTGCTTCGGACGCCCAAAGAACTACTGGACAAGGAAGGACGGCGACGAGATCGCCGCCATCATGGCAAGGCTGCCAGAGTGGGAAAGACCATCAAACGCCACCATGAGGATCAAGGACTACGGCAAGCAGCGCGTGTTCGTCCGGGCTGCTGGTAACGGTAACGAGGCCCCAGGATCGGGATCGTGACCACCTGGGGCTCGTTACCACCGCCAGCGGCGGCAAATGGTAACGACGCCGCCGTCGTTACCCCACACGTTACCCCACACGTTACCGCCAAAAAGCCAGCAACCGCAAGGGAAAAACGGCAAGCGGTAACGAGGTAACAAGGTTTTTATATAGATTATTAAAAATTACCCTACACACACGAAAACGAGCACCCGCGAGAGCACATACGCGCATTATAGAACTTTTTCCGGGGGCCTCGTTACCACAGGAGGACACACGCATGGAACGCGAACGAGATATTGAAAAATGGCTGCGGCAGAAAATCGAGCAAATGGGAGGCATCGCGCTGAAGTTCACCAGCCCCGGCAACGATGGCGTGCCTGACCGGGTCGCTATACTGCCAGGCGGCCAGGTGTGGTTTATCGAGCTGAAGACCACAGGCGAGAAGCCCCGGGCAATCCAGGAGTGGCAGATCGAGCGCCTCCGGAAACTGGGCTGCAACGTGGCAGTGATCGCAGGCATGAAGGAGGCGCGAGCCTGGAGATCGGAAGAGCGTCGTGTAGG